ATTTGAAAGATCAAAAGGTTAACGGTGTTTTGTTAAATGGTGACACGTTGGATTTTCACGGTGTATCATTCCACGAGAAAGATCCAAGAGCGCGCAGAATTAGCGAAGAAATAGACACGTGGAAGCAGTTCATCGCGTGGGTGAAGCATGAGTTAAATTGTCCGATTTATTTCAAGATCGGCAACCACGAACAGCGTTTGGTTCGTTATATGCAGGTCAAAGCACCTGAATTGCTCGATTTGCCGAACTTTAATTTGTCGGAGATATTGGAGTTCGGAAAGCACGGAATAATTGAAATAGGATCGCTGCAACGCATCAAAGCAGGTAAGTTTACCATTTATCACGGGCATGAGTTCAAAGGTAGCGGTGGTGTATATCCTGCACGCTGGTTAGCGTTAAAATCGCGCATCAGTTCAGCCGTTGGTCACTTCCATAAGGAATCACAATTCACATGGAAGAACAGCGATGGCACGGACTACGTGTGCTATTCATTCGGCTGTTTGTGCGATTTGTCACCTGACTACTTGCCTGAGAACGACTGGACGCAAGGTTGCGCGGTGTTGCATATTGACGCAAAGACAGGCGAATACGTGATGAAACAAGCACGAATAGTTAACGGTAAAGTTTACGCGTAATGGAAGCACCTAACGGATTTCCATACTTTGAATTTGATATGCTTGAATATGATGAGGGCAAGGAGTTGTATTTTAAGCGTAAAGCTACATTATGCTACGTAGCCGAATGGATTATATTCTGGCGGTCAACGGAGGTAAGCGGTGAGAAAGTTGTATATCTTAGAACGTCGGACGGGTGGGAATATATCGCTGTGGATTCATACAAGAAAATAACTGAACGAATAAAACAATGGAACGATTACTTAGAATTGGTTTATCAATCGCGCTCGGCATCGGAATAGGCTGGTATTTATTCAGCGGTAAAGTTGAAACCGTTGTAGAGCGCGAAGTAATCGTTAAATACGACACGTTGATATTGCACCGTGATACTGTTATTGAACACGTGGAGCGATTGCAGTCAATGATTGTAAAGTATCAGGCCATCACAGATACGATTACCAAGCTACAGATGTGCGATACTATAGTTGTAAAGTGTGACAGTTTAGCGGAGCAATATAGGCAGCAAGATTCACTTCACCGCGAGTATGTCACGGAATTAGGCTTAATCAACGCGCAAAATGTTGCAGAGTTAGGGCAAGTCCAAAAGAAAAACCGTCGAAAAACAGCGGTAATTGCAGCCTTAAGTGGAATTATCGCAGGATATACAGTAAATTTTTTACGCTGATTGTCAAGCAGTTAGCAAATATTTTCATTTATTTTTACGTTTACACTTGTGTAAATGAAATATCGCTGTATCTTTGTCCTATCAAACTAAAACAAACAACTAAAACTAATAACAATGGCAACTTTAACTAACACAATTAAAAAAGCAAACAAAGTAACTAACTCAACACCTGTAGTTGAAGGACAATTTTACAATTACCTATACAAAGGGTATGTTGTTAGCTTTGCTAAAAATGGCAATCAAGATCAGGCTACAAACTTTTACACAAAACGTAGCAACCTAAATGACGATATGCAGTCGGATTATTTTGCAGGAACTTTCCACGATAATATTTCACAGGCGTTCAGATTTGTTGACGCAATGACCAAAAACAACTAACACCAAACGGGGAGCAGCATCCGACTAACTGCATAACCTTAAAACCAAAACATCATGAACTGGAAACAATTTATTGCCGTACCGATTTTCCTGCTAATTATAGCAATAATGTTTGCGAAAGCGTGTAACCAATACGACGAGCGTCATCCACGCGATATGCACGCTCCGACCATCTTTGTAACCGATAGCACGGAGGCAATTAAGAACTGCGACGAATGCATCAAACGCAACGTCAAGAAACGCGTTAGCTACGAAGCAGCGGTAAAGTTATGCCGTGTCTTATGGCTTAACGACACGACAGGACAAGCCGAGCCACTCAAGGCTGACGAATGGGTGGACCATCAATAGTAAACCAATAAAACCAAATAAACATGACAACAGAAACCAAAACACAAGCAGAATTGCTGCAAATCTTAACGGAGATTAACGAAAAAATATCTTTGGAATTATTCTACTCCATCGAGACATCATACGGCAAGATCCGAATGCAGGGTCATTACAGCAAGGAGACACGTCAGCAATGCGAAGCAGCATTTGAAGAATCATTCTACCTGACCGATGAGAATTGGGTAAAACTGCACAACGAGGAATTAAACCTGTCTATTTACTTAACACTTCCCGAATAACATGAAATCATCACTTACAAAGTATGTCACCATCAATTTCTTTATGGATGACACGGAAGGAATCGCATTTGATATTCCTGTACACGTAACGGTCAGCGAAACAGCAGGTGACTGGTATACTGAGAAACAAACGGACATCAATGCGGTAATCGATTACAAAGATTTGACCGATGCTATACAACGTTTTGCGGACTTTATGAAGCAGGACGTGATCAACTATGTAGAAACGGAAGTAATCGACAATTTATGAAATCCATCGATAAATTAAACCGCAAGATCAAATTATTAGGAATCAGTAAATCTCATGTGGCAAAGTTAATCGGTTGCAGCCGTCCACATCTTTACCGAATCTTACGCGGTGAACGCTACTTGACAGACGCGCAAAAAAAATCTTTGCAGGATAACCAACTTATCTAATTATTATTTACATTTGTGTAAATCAAAAACAGAAACAAAATGAAACAGAAACAAGAACCAAAGATCGTTGACGGCATTGAATATCCGATTGACTTCGATCAACAAACGGAGGTGCAGGAGCAACATGCCGAGCAACCAACAGCCGAAGTGCCTGTGGTAATTGACGAACCTGTAGCCATCCAACCGCGTCAGGTCAATCAAGCGGTTAGCGTGTTCACGAATGCAGAATCGTTTGAACTGGCGCAACGTCAAGCAAAGGTACTAGCAGCATCGCAGTTAGTGCCAAAGACTTATCAGGGCAACATAGCTGACTGCATCATTGCAATCGAAACAGCATCGCGTATCGGAGCGTCACCGCTGATGGTCATGCAGAACCTTTACATCGTACACGGTAAACCTGCATGGTCAAGTAACTTTCTAATTGCAACGCTGAACGCATCGAGCGCATGGGGTACGATTGGCTATGAGGAATCGGACAAGGACGGTGGTTCGTGCCGTGCGTATGCAGAGGACAAGCGCACAGGGGAATTGAAATACGGCATCTGGGTGAGCGTTAAGATGGCAACGGACGAAGGATGGGCAACGAAGGCAGGTAGCAAATGGAAGACAATGCCACAGCTAATGTTACGCTACCGAGCAGCAGCATTCTTTGTGCGACAGTTTGCACCTGAAATCAGCATGGGCATCCACACCTACGAGGAAGTAATAGACGTACAATCACAACCACTTAAATCAAACACACGATGGACACAAGAGTAGAATCAAATTCGTTTGAATGGCATCAAGCCCGTGTAGGCAAATGGACTGCAAGTAATTTGTACGACCTGATTTGCACACCAAAGAAGCGACCACGTCCGTATTTGATGCAGAAGTTAGCGGAGCGTTTGACTGGCGAAAGTCAGGAGGACTTCTACGAAAGCGCGGACATTGCTCATGGTGTCGAGAATGAATCCCGTGCATTCACATGGCTTGAAAAGTTGGTACCTACGGTAACGCTTGAAGATAGCAGCTACTTTCAACAATGGGACGAATTAACTACATTTGGCGCAACGTGTGATCGTGTTGGGACGTATGCAGGTGAACCGTGTATCTTTGAGGTTAAATGCCCAAAGACAACCACGCACCTACGTTATTGCCTGATGGAATCGGTTGAGGATTTGAAAAAAGAAATGCCAAAGTATTACTGGCAGATAGTCGCTGGTTGTATCGTTCACGGCATTGATCGCGGTATGTTTGTATCTTTCGATCCACGTGTTGATGACGAATGCGGATTGTATTACCTATCTTTCATCGTTGATGCAAATGATATTGACGTCGCTAAAGAAGCCATCCGTAAAGCGGAATCGGAATTACAGGAATTAAAGACACGATTGAACATCACACAATTTAAGATCGGATAATGAAGTACAAATACAAGCGCGACGGGAATGAAGCCGAAATTGTCAAGGCCATGGAAGCCATCGGTGCTACCGTTAACAAGATCAACGGACGCGACATTCCCGACCTGCTTGTAAGTTATCGCGGTAAGTGGTTTGTGATCGAGGTTAAAACCAAGACAGGCAAACTGCGCGATGGTCAGGAGCGATTTCAACAAGTCAACTGCGCTCCCGTGTACGTCATACGAACATCTGACGAAGCAATAGAATTACTAACCAATAACTAAAACCAAGAACATGAAAATCAAAAAGGTGCATTACGCAAAATTAAATTTACAAGGAGATATTCCTTGTTACGAGTTTCAAGGAATAGAAGATTTAAGAAATTTTGTTAACGGAATAGTCGGTCAACATTTTGGTGTTAAAGCCAAAAATATGGTTTATTTAATAGCTATTCAAGATGATGTTTTTGTAACCGAAAATTGTCAATTAGTACAAGAATTATTTGACGGAAACTTGAACTCTGCATATCCTTTTTATGAAGGCGAAGATGTTTTTATACACGAATATCAATCATACGAGGAAGCGTATAAAGTCGCCTTAGACATGAAAGAGGATAGCCCATTATGTTATTCTTTACAGCCTAACAAGTATAAATCAAACCAATAAATAAAACCAAATAATCATGAAAACCAAAACACAAAAATCAGCATTGGTCCAAGCGTTCATCGAAAACAAGCATTTAACCGCTATTACAGCGTTCAAATTGACTGGCTCGATGAAACTATCCACCCGTGTGCCTGAATTTGAACAGATGGGCTTAAAATTCAAGAAAACACCTATCCAGTTCAAAACCAAGTACGGTACATCGGGCAGGTACAATGAATATGCGCTTGTTAATAAGTCTGACGCAAAAAAGTTACTCAAAGAGTTGAAGAAAGGAAATAAGTAGTATATTTGCCTTACGTGTTGCCGTTCCACATTATAAGCAACCTAACGAATTAAATGCCCATTGGCAGAAAGCAGAAGTGGAACGCTGTTAGTATGTTGGTGGGCATATTTATTTTACAATGGCTTTAAGAGATCAACCGTATTTACCGCTATACATTCAGGACTTTTTGACTGATGAAAAGTTAATTGAGTGCAATGCAGAAACAACTGGTGTTTATATTCGACTAATGTGTTTAATGCATAAATCCGAAGAATACGGTAAAATTTTGCTTAAGCAAAAAGACAAGCAAACTGACAACCAAATACAAAACTTTGCTTGTAAGTTATCAAAGCAAATGCCGTACGGATTAGAACCTGTTGTCCGTGCTTTGACCGAGTTGGTAGGTGAGAAAGTATTGATTTTAGACGGTGATTATTTGATTCAAAAGCGCATGGTTGCTGATAATGAGTTAAGTTTGAAGCGTTCGGTAGCAGGTAGGAAAGGAGGTAGTTTTGCTCAAGCAAAAGTTAAAGCAACTACTAAAGCAAACGCTGAAAATGAAATTGCAATTGAATATGAAGTTGAAAATGGTTTGATTAACAATGAAGGGGGTGTGGGGGAAACAGAAACACCGATACAACCGCCTCGTTACATCGAACAAATATCACCAGTTGCAAAATACAAAAACGAAGCGATAAAAACTTTTAACCGTCAGACCGTTTGGTTTGAAAGTCTGAAGATGTGTTGTAAGCCTATCACCTTAGACGAAGTTCAGATCGTGAAACTGATGGATGACTTTATCAACTTCTGCAACGCTTCGGGCAAGAACGAGCAACGTCCCGAACAGGAAATAAAAAAGCACTTCACCAACTGGCTAAAGAAAAAGCATCAAAACGGTGAACTAAAACCAAAACCGAAACAACAGTACAAAAAGTTTAATTTTGACTAATTAACATTAACTTTGTAAACCAAACTAAACCAAATGAACGACAGAAAACCGCCATACAACTTAGACACGGAGCGCGTGGTACTCGGCACGATGGTTATGTTCGAGCAGAGCATTACCCGTGTGATGGAAATTATCAACGAGCAGACATTTTACCACGAGAAACACCGTCGCATCTTTGCAGCCATTGATCGACTGGTAAAGAAGCGCGAAGCCGTTGACATGGTAACCGCGACTAAAGAACTGAAAGCTACGAACGAATTGGAAATCGTCGGCATTATGACCGTTTCCGAGTTGTGCAATCGTGTTGGTAGTGATGTACACATCGAAGCGCATTGCAGAGAGATTCAGGAACTGGCTATGCGTCGGGAAGTGATACAACAAGCTGACAGGTTGATTAATCGCAGCTATGCAGACAGCGTGGACGTGTTTAACATTCGCGATGACGTTAAGCAGTTAAACGACTATCTAATGTCTGAAACTACTAAAGGTAAACAGGTGGTAAGTGTTGCGGAGGTCGTAAAGTTGGAGCGCGAGGAATACGCTAAAAAAGTATACGCTCGTGAGAATAATTTACCGACTGGAATCAGCACAGGATTTACCGACATGAACCGTGTATTTGGTGGATGGCAGCCATCCGACCTTGTGATACTTGCAGCGCGTCCTGCAATGGGTAAAACAGCGTTAGCGTTAGCGTTTGCGCGTAATTCTAACAAACCTGTATTGTTCTTTAGCCTTGAAATGTCCGCGCTGCAACTTACCACACGTCTAATCGTAATGGAATCGCTGGTAAATTCGCACAACTACAAAAACGGATGTCTTACTACGGATGAACTCCGCAAAGTGGAACAGGCGCGTGGTGTGATAGAATGTCATCAGTTACAAATCGAAGACAAGGCAGGTATTGACTGGCAGGAATTACGCAGCAAGGCGTTGAAAGCAGTTCAGGGTGGTGTCGGGTTAATTATTGTGGATTATTTGCAACTTGTCAGCGTACCAAACGGACGTAATAGAAACCGTGAAGCGATTATATCCGAAATTAGCCGTGAGTTGAAGCGCGTGGCAAAGGATTGCAATGTTCCCGTCATAGCCTTATCACAGTTAAGCCGTGCGGTAGAATCACGCGGTGAAAAACGTCCGCAGCTATCAGACCTGCGCGAATCAGGAGCAATCGAACAGGATGCCGATATAGTTATGTTTATTCACCGCGCTGAATACTACGGTGAAATGCAGGATGAGAACGGACAAAGCACGGAAGGTAAAGCAGAGGTAATAATTGCAAAGCATCGTAACGGTGAAACTGGAACGGTTGATCTTAACTGGGACGGTGAGCATACTTTGTTCGTTGATCCTAAAAAGACATACATCAGTAACACATTGCAGCCAAACACGGACTTTGTTTACAAGGCTGATGACTTGCCGTTTTAACGTTTTGCAGATAACCGAAGGCGGGCTTATGCGGTTAGTTTGTTTCGCCCGCTTTTGCTTATGTGCTGTTATCTGCTGTTTTTTTTCTCTTTGATTTTCAACACTTTAGAAAATAAATGTAAAAATATTTTTGAAATAGTTTGCATAATCAAAAAGTAGCTGTATATTTGTATCGTTAATCAATTAAAACAAATCAAAATGACAACTTCAAACAACACAATCATCAACTGGAACTCAGATAGCTTAAATGTAATTTGTGCAAAGCAAGAGCTTGAAAAATTTTTACAAGAGCAAACTGAATTAAAAGGTAAAAGTTCAAAAATTGATGCGTATCACGAAAGAAGGATTAATGAGCTAAACGCTATTATTAATGAAAACTAAAAAAGAAAAAAGGGGAGGCACTCGCAAAAATGCGGGTGCTAAACCTAAATACTCGGAGCAAACTAAAACGGTTGCATTTCGCTGTCCATTGTCAAAGGTTGATGAACTGAAATTGATTGTCAAGTCTAAACTTTCGGAGTGGTCGGTAAAATAGCAGCTAACGTTTTGCAGCTAAACGAGGTGGCTGATTATTACCTCGAAACTTAATTAAAAAAACAAAATTATGAATACAGATAAAAATTCATTAGAAGCAAAAAGCCAGCCATCTTGTTTAGGTGCTGTTATAAGCTGGTGCATACGCAATAAAGAAACATTGCAACTTATAGCGATTGGTTTATTCTTTCAAATAATATTTTTTATAGGCATACTGATTTCAGGCACTTGCTTATAACTCGCAAATACACGCAACTCATAGCGCACATCCCACAAATTAAACTAATAACCAAAACCAAAACAAAAATGAAAGCAACAGATTCACAGAAATTCATGTATGCATTACAGGCATCAGTACACAACGTGTTCGGGTTAACATTTGATGAAATCAAAGGCAAAACGCGACTGGGCGAAATAGTATTGGTACGCCAATTGGTGATGGGCATACTACGAGAGCATACCATGTTATCGTTGGTGTCAATCGGGCAAATAGTTAACCGTAATCATGCTACCGTTATTCACGCGCTGCGGAGGCACAACAACCGCCACAACACGAAGGCTGATTTGAAATACGCTGAAGCATACAGAACGTTAATGGCTGACTTGTCACCTAAATTAGATATGTACGCAGCTGCGGATACGCCTGAACTTCGCCTTTGCTTTGTTGGTTATGAAATTGACCATCTTTGGAAATTGTATGAGTTGTGCAAACAAGCAGGTGATGAGGTTAACATGGAGTTGATCGAAATACACATCAAAGCAACGCAGGAACGGATGCGAGTAATTGATTCTTTTATGTGTGTTAACTGATGTCAATAAATAATATCTAAACGCTTTGCGAATGTGCGTAAATTGCAGCCCGTGAACAGAGATCAAATAATCACGGAGTTGTACAACAGTAAGGAGTTGCGCTCAGCAATAAAGGCTTACTGTCGCACATTCGCAGCGCGTGAGGATTTATTGCACCTTGTCATTGAGCGTGTTTGTGCTTTGCCTGAGGAAAACATTTTTAACCTGTATCAAAACGGCAAACTAAAACACTACGCATTTATCACAATGGTGCGTGAGGTGATGCTACCACGATCAAACTTCAACAAACAGAATTTCCCAACATACGAATTTATTGACGATCTTGAATTGGACGTTGTTGATGAGCAAACGGAGCGCGTTGGTCTCGATCCTGAGTTGATACATGAGTTTAAAACGTTTTGTGATCACAACAAGACTAATCCTGAACTGTCTTTACAGTCGCTGGTCACATTAGAGTACATGGAGTACGAACCGATAAAGAAACGCAGCTACAGAGATTTTCAGAAAAAGACAGGCATACATTATTCGTCAGCGTGTGTGTACGTGCGGACGATGGTAAAGGAATTTAATCAAACCAAGCAATGAAAGTAACCGTATTAACCAACGGATTCGGCAAAGACCGTGAATTGATCGCAAACGGGATGGACTTGTATCGTCTGTATATGCCATATTGCCGAATTGACGGAGCGCAAATAGCATCAAAGCATGACATCCTTAATTCGCCCTTAGATAGTGATGTGTACGTCATTAACCGAGCGCATCCGATTGAACTGTTTACCAAACTCAAAGAGGCAGGTAAAAAGATTGTTCTTGACATTGACGATTACTGGAAGATTCCAACGTGGCATCAGTTGCACCACAAATCAATAAAAGGTAGAATACAACACGCGACAAGCCTTAAGAACGATGAAGCGGTGCGATACTTTACGCATCAGTTAAATGAGGTTAGCGAGTGGGAAAACCAAACTAAAGAAGTCGTTAAAATAGTTGACGCGGTTACTTGCTCAACCGAAACATTAGCGCGTCATATCAAAAACGAATACGGCATTGACGCGACGATTGTGCCTAACACTATTGATCCAAATATCACTAAGTTTAGCACAAACAAACAGCCGTCAAGATTTACGCGATTTGGCTTTATTGCAGGTATGTACCGCGAACGCGATGCTGCGTTAATGTTTAATGGTGTTCGTTCTGCTTACCAGAATAAGCATATTAGATCAAAAGTGCAATTTGTAAATAGCTTTAACCTGCATCCGTCATTTACGGAAGTGGAGCGGATGTTTACATTTAACTACACGCAACTTCCTGACTTTTATCGCGATTACCTTAAGTCGTTTGTTCGTGAAGGTAATCACATCGGGAATCAACAGTTTTACAAACGACTATGGGCAAAGGACGCAATCGACTACGGTGTGATGTATGAGGAAGTTGACGTGGCATTGATTCCAATGGAACACGGTGTATTCAATAGCTGTAAGTCCGAATTGAAGTTAATCGAGGCAGGTTGGACTAAGTGCGCTGCAATAGTTAGCAACGTGTTACCTTACGCACCGCATCTGCAGCACAACGTAAATGCGTTAGTCTGCAATGACAAAGAGGGATGGTTCACGGCTATATTACGCCTAACAAATGACAAAGAATTACGCGAACGACTGGCGAACAACCTGCATGAATATGTACGGGAGCATTTTAACCAAAACAAAGCACACGAGAAAGTAACACAAGTATTAAGCACATTATGATAGGGATAGGAGTAACGGGATGCAATCGACCTGAACACGTACAGTTGACGATTGACCAAATTGAAAAGTACACACAATCACCGTACAAATTGCACGTAAGCATTGACACGGAAAAGAAAGGCGTGGCATGGAATA